CCCATATGTCATTAAAGCTACGTTTGATTTAAATGATTTAACTTCTTTCTTTGGATTTAATATATGATAACAATATCGCATATATAATGAATTCACTAATGAGTTGATAACTACTGTTAATGGATGTCCGGAAGGATTAGTTCCAAAAAATTCTAATAAATCGCCATTAATATTACATACTGGAAAAGCTACATCTTCAGCAATTCCAGCTATGATAGTTTCAAAAGTTTCATCAAATCCTGCAGCACGGTGTATCAAAATAATCACTTGAAAAGCAGCCAATATAAAATCGGCTAACATTTTCTTGTCAAATTTCTCATAATCACCACCCACAATACGATCTGTACCATGTTGGGTTAAATAATCATAAATTTGTCCCCACTCAGCTGATTGACACACAGTGCCAGGAGCGGCTTCAAAAATATATTTCTCTTTTTGTAGTAAACGCACAAAGGATAGTAAATGCATTCGAACTACTAAACTCCAATCAATAGGAGCTCCCGTAAACAAACGAGTTTTCTTAAGTTCACACTTTATCAAAGCAGTAGCTTCATCTTTAAGGTGTCCCGAAAATATCGGGTAAACTCTCATTCCTTCCTCGTAAGTTTTAATAATAATTTCAACACGTGCCCAAATTTCTGGACCAAAATCAACACCCTCAGGATGTTTATCAGTCTTTGCTTCAGACAAGTATTTTTTCTTTGTGGTATTCCAAGGAAAACCCATTGAGGTATTTGTTGCAATCTTATCTATAAATTTAACTCCAGCAACTCCATTCACAGTGGATTCACGTGATAATACAACTAATTCTTTCTCCCACCCTTCTGGTAAGGATGTAATAATATCATTAGCATATTCACGAACACATTCATCCAATACAGTGCGATCATAATTGATGGTTTTATCCACCATTTGTACAACGTTATTTCGCCAAGGTTCCCAACCACTCATGGCTGGTTTATCATAACCTACTTCAGTAGCAAAGTGTTGCAACATCTCCTCTTGTAAAGGAGTTGCACACACGTGACTCTTAGGTTTGGGTCTAAAACCCACAAATGAACCATAAACGTTAGCTTTCCCAGTTGGTAAATATCTAATTATAGATTTGTGATGAACTTCTCCCAAAATATGGGTTCGATCTTCACAATCTAATCTGGGTGCTGTACCAGCTTGAATAACTGGACGTTGATTTTTAATTAATTTTTCAATTTCAGATTTTTTAACGTCTAATATGCCAGCATGATGATCTTTACCTAAGAAATGTAATCCAATAATAATAGGACCTCTAGGGGTATTACTAATATTAAGAGAACCACACAAACCTTGTTCGGTTTCCAATGTGCTATGACCAAAAAAGACATTATAATTTCCACCTAACTCTTCCACCTCCATATTGGTATGTGATAGAGCAAAAATTGAATTAAATTGTACTTCACCATTAGTGTATCGAATTAATTCTACACAACTTGTTGGTTTAATATTTGAATCGCACCAGTATTTACTGATGTCTTTAAAGGGTGGCAAACTACTCACTTCCAATGCACAAAGATCTGTAGTATCAGAAAATTGAATATCTTTTCGTTTAATTTGCATGGTAATGTTTGCATTGATTCCTTCTGAATCGTTGTTGATAATTATTTTAACATTATATGTCTCACCTTCCTTCTTGAAAGCGTGTCCATTAGTTACTAACCAGTGTCCCTTATAAAACACTCCTCGCATCACTCTGACCGAGGATTGGCCCTCAATTTGAATACGAAGCAATACACAATTACGTGCAAATACATTTCGCAGCATTTCAGGAGTAGCATTAGCTAAACTCGCACTAGCTACGGGAGTATCAAATGTAGTTATTTCAACAGTGGGATTATACCACACATTTGATGTTTCTTCTTTAGTAAGTTGATCTTCAACTGTTCCGAACTTATTTCCTTGAACATTGAACATGTCTTCATCTTTTTTCTTCTCGGTTCTTGGATATTTATTAACAACATGATAGATACTAATTCCACCAATCATCAAGGTTAATCCTAAAATCATATATTTGAATGTCTTACTTTGAATTCCTTCACTAAATCTACCCATAATATTCATTGCTAGGGTTTGATTTCTAAGCTGATTAACGATCAACATCACAAAAGTTCGCATGCATTTATATTTAATAGCGATAGATAAAATATACATATTAAAATGTAAAGATACATACCACTCAAAACAATTGTATAGAATATTACCACACCAATTATATAAATCATTAGTTCCATATTGAACGGAAACACATGAAGTACAATTTGGCGTGTAACACACTTTACATACACTTATAGTTGATAAATTGTCGTCGGCTATCATAGCACGAGCTTGATTAGTTTTGTGGTTCATACAAGCACGACCATAATGTTGTAGAAATAACTTCACATCAGTAAAAGTTTCAATCACATCCAATTTAGCACGCTCACGTCCACCTGAAATAAAAGGCACAATTGCACTAACTTCAATAATCCATAAATCTGGAAAATTTCCATCAGATTCACTAATCTTTGATGGATCCAAAAAGATACCATTTTCATGCAAATATTCAGGTTTTGGTTTAATATTAATCACATAGGGTAGACGCCGTCTTACTGCCAATGGACACCAAAAATACTCTAAAGCATTAAGATGTGCACAATTTGAAGTTGCTAAAAC